ATGTTCACGCTGGTTCTTTTTGTGTGCTACCTGGATGGCGGTTGTGAAGATATCGTGGTTGATGTCTACAAAACTGAGCAGCAGTGCCTGATATCGATGGACGATCAACGTATTCGTAACGGAGGGTGTTTACCCGCGGATGACTACATCGAAAGTTTCTGGCACCCGGCCCAGGAATACAGCGATTTTTGATTATTGCAGTTGTACCAGCGTTAACTCGCCGCCAAATACAGCACCGGTATCAATATAATGCAGATTCTCGCGATCCAGCCGATGGCGCAACGGCGTGTGGCCAAACCAAAAGTGATCCGCGCCGCGAATCCCACAACCGTTGTTCATTAGCCTCGAACGATCCCACAGCACACGCTGTAAATCGATCTTTTTTAGCCACTGATAATCATCATCCGGGTAATCGGCATGAGCAATAACGTGTATGCCGTTTTGACAGTGCAGCTCCAGAATCCAGGGTAATTGCCAACACTCTTCAAGAGCGAATTTCGCTGCCGGTTGCTCCGCCTGCGCATACCACGAGCCACCATTCATTAACCACATGAATTTATCCCCCGTCGCCAGCGCGTCCAGCGCCATCTGTTCATGATTCCCCCTGACCGCGACAATCCAGCGTTTACGCAATAATTTCAGGCAACGCAAACTGTCTGGTCCACGGTCAATAACATCCCCCACTGAAACCAGCAGATCCTGCCAAGGATCAAAACGGTACTGGCGCAGTTTAGCCATCAGTATCGAGAAGCAGCCGTGGATATCCCCAACCACCCAGACGTGACGCCACTGTGTACCGTCGATTCGTTGATAGATATTGTCAGGTCGTCCCATGTCGCCTCCAGAGTACAAGGGTACCTGATTATAATTTTAGCAATGATGGTAAAAAAGCCTGGACGATCGTGGGCAGGAGTATGGTATGGTTTATGGAGAATGCAGCATGCGATAAGCCGTGTTTTGCCCTGGATGGCATCGCATTCGCCACATAAAAAGAGACCGAATACGATTCCTGTTTTTTCCAAAATTATTTTTTATTCTTTATTTTCAACGCAATAACAAACCATTAGAACAAAAAACACACAGTTAAAGGTGTGTTTTCAGGTACTAAAAATCATATAGTTAGCCAAAATTTCGGACATATTCGGACCGGTTTCGGACAGTTTTTCCCTCCAAAATTGAATGCGTTGACGCCAGCAAGCATAAAATAGAACAGATAAGCCGTACTGTTCAGGAAATTTTTGAAGAGGCTGATATGTGGCTGATTTCAGATTAAGGTCCCAATAATGCCATTTACTACATGTATTGGTGTTAGGGTGTAGGGTTCAAATCGTTTCGCGCAGGGCAATATCCTATACTTTCAGTCTTACATATGGCTGGAGGTTTCTATGTGTGGACGTTTTTCACAGTCAATGACACGTCAAGACTATCTCGCCCTTCTCGCAGAAGAAGCCGAGCAAGACATTCCATATGACCCGGAACCGATCGGACGTTTCAACGTGGCGCCGGGAACCAAAGTTCTGCTTCTGAGCGAACGTGACGAGAAACTCCATCTTGATCCAGTTATCTGGGGATACGCCCCCGGATGGTGGGATAAACCACCGCTAATTAACGCACGCTCTGAAACTGCGTCCACCAGCAGAATGTTTAAACCACTCTGGCAACATGGTCGCGCAATTTGCTTTGCTGATGGCTGGTACGAATGGAAAAAAGAAGGTGACAAAAAGCAGCCCTACTTCATTCATCGAGCCGATGGCCAGCCGATATTCATGGCGGCGATCGGCAGCACACCATTCGAACGTGGAGATGAAGCAGAAGGATTCCTGATAGTGACGGCTGCTGCAGACAAAGGACTGGTAGATATTCACGACAGGCGGCCACTGGTACTGTCACCAGATGCTGCTCGCGAATGGATGAGGCAGGACGTTGGAGGGAAAGAAGCTGCGGAAATTGCGGCCGATGGTTCCGTACCGGCTGAGAATTTTATATGGCACGCCGTGACGCGTGCCGTAGGGAATGTGAAAAATCAGGGCTCCGAACTGATACAGCCAGTGTGATTACATCACCGGGCAATCATCAAACTCCGCGTTCCTGGCATCATTAATGATGTACGTGATAACTCCGAATATAGCGGGCGCAGAACTGTAACCATCATCATCTGCTGGCAGCGCCTCCTTTCTCCCGTTCTCCAGATTAACGAGGTGGGGTTGAGGATGTGTCCGATATCGCTTGATCCTAAATTCTCCGTCTATCGCGCAGATCAGCAGCGAGCCATCACAGGGAGAAAGTGACGCATCAACAACCAGTAGCGCCCCCTGGATTATCCCTTCCCTGAAATGTGAACGCGATGCCCGCATAAAATAAGTCGCTGCTGGCTGGCTGATTAGCTGCTGATCGAGGGAGATTCGTGTTTCAACATAATCTGCCGCAAGTGAAGGAAAGCCCATGTTTACGCCCTCTCTTGAATACCAGATAAAAACACAGTATAAATACTGTATATCCATCCAGTAAAGGAGCAATGAGCAATGTTCGTGGAACTCGTTTATGACAAAAGGAATTTTGATGGTCTGCCCGATGCAAAAGATATCATTCTGGGCGAATTGACTAGGAGGGTTCACCGGATTTTCCCCGACGCTGATGTCCGAGTTAAACCGATGATGACATTGCCGGCGATCAACACTGACGCCAGCAAGCACGAGAAGGAACAGATAAGCCGTACTGTTCAGGAAATGTTTGAAGAGGCTGATATGTGGCTGGTTTCAGATTAAACGCCTTGAACCGAAATATTGCTTAAGTACAATCCGCCGTGACTGGCAATCATTCAATACTCGCACTATCGAACGTTCGCCAGTCGGCCGCAGCCATGCTCTAATGAGATGGTCACCCCCACCCTATAGTAGTAGGTTAGCTGGGTGATTTATTACTGGAGAGGCCATCATGAACAACATCGCACTTATCGGTATTGATCTCGGAAAACACTCATTCCACGTACATTGCCAGGATAATTCGGGCCGCGCGCTTATTCGTAAAAAATTTACCAGAACAAAGCTATTCGAATTTCTGGCTAATACGCCATCAGCTAAGGTTGTTATGGAAGCATGCGCTGGTTCACATTTTATGGCCCGTCGCATTTCAAGTCTCGGACACGAAGCCAGACTTATTTCACCACAATTTGTACGCCCCTTCGTAAAAACTAACAAAAATGACTATGTGGATGCCGAGGCCATATGTGAAGCTGCTTCACGACCGTCTATGCGTTTTGTTCAGCCTAAAACCGAAAATCAACAGGCGATGCAGGCCATGCATTGTATAAGAGACTCACTGATTCGGGACAAAGTTAAAACCACCAACCAAATGCATGCGTTTTTGCTGGAGTTTGGTATCGGACTTCCCAAAGGCACAGCTGTTATAAAGCGTCTGTCAGCGGTTCTGACGGAGAACGAATTACCTCCGTATCTGGTACAAATGCTGACCCGGCTCCATGCTCATTACTGTTACCTGGAGTCTCAAATAAAAGAATTGGATCAATTACTTCAGCAAGAGTTGAAGCATGATGATACAGGTCAACGCCTGCTGACTATGCCGGGCATAGGCCCAATCACCGCAAGCATTCTTTCATCTCAACTCAGTGATGGAAAGCAATACGCATCCAGCAAAGATTTTGCTGCTTCAACAGGTTTAGTACCACGCCAATACAGTACCGGCGGTAAAAACACGCTACTTGGTATCAGTAAGCGGGGAAATAAAAACCTGCGACGCCTGCTGGTGCAATGTGCCAGATCGATCATGATACACCTTGATAAATATTCCGGCTCTTTGGCCAACTGGATCAAAAACCAGCTGTGCAGAAAACACTCTTGCGTAGTAGCGTGTGCGCTTGCCAACAAACTGGCTCGTATCGCGTGGGCGATAACCACAAGCAAAACTGATTTTAAATTTTCATAAGTAATAGCGAAAGTAGTCTGTAATTTTAGTTAATCACCTGGTTTTGCGGGGACTAACTGCTGATGACTAAAGGTAAAACCACCTGAAGAAAAGCCTGTGTATGCAAGTGGCTTTATAAAGCCGGCGCTCTTATAAGGCTCATCAGGTGCAGAACTCATCAAGGCGCGAGCATCCTTGCTCATTTGACGCCGGATAGATTGAAGCAAACCTTCCAGTCATCAAAGTTTGTGCTTGCAAAAATGGGGGTGACCATAGATTGCATACGGCGTAGTTGCGGAAAAAACTTTTTTCTTGGCGGTTAACTTGTCTGAATGGTCATATCGTCGATTTTAAGCTTCAACTCTTCAACGATATCCATCAGTGCCAGAATCGACTCATGATGTAGCGCTGCCGACACCCCGTACGTATCGGGTGACAAAATGCCTTCCACTGTTGTCCCGTCCATAAGTTTCCTGTCTCCAGCTTCCGTGACAGCTTCCGGGAACACTAGCCTGACATCTTGTGCAATGAATCCAATCCCCCACAGACCGGTATCTTTTCTGGTCCAGGTACAACCCTTTATACTTCTCATTTTACTTAAAGGATCTTCTATTCGGGCAATGCCGTCTTTGAGGCGTTCATCCGAGTTAGGGACCCAGGAACCTGGGGCAGTAGCACTCCCTGTTTTTCCGAATTTAAATTCCTGCGGACCAGATAAGGCGCTGGTTACTATGGATATCGCACCTATATCACTTGTGTAGATGTTAGCCAATTCAGTACCGGAAGTATCATTAGCTGCAAACGCCAATGACGACACCCAACCATCAGATCCCTCTACCGGAGCTATTAGTCTAATCGAATTACCGACAACACTCAGAGGCCCTGTTATTTTGCCAGAAGATTTTCCGTCAACAGTATTCAGTCTGCTGTCGTTACCCTGGCAGAAGGTATTTTTACTGTTTCCAAAAGGTGATGATAACCCAGTACCGCCCTGCTCTATCGGAACCACACCATCAACTTTATCGGCCTTGCCAGATAAGGCTGAAGTGATGTCATTCCATGCTGGTCCCGTAAATGAGCTACCGTCTGGTAACCTGACAGTCACATTCCCCGTACCACTGAATATACTCTGCCAGTTCTGTTTGTCGTAGTTCAGTCCGCGCAGGGCCTCTGCGCTTTGTGCCACCAGCGCCGCAGTGACCATATTAAGGGCAACGCGGGGGACGGCTGACCAGGCCGCGCCAGATTGTGTTGGCCCGGTGTAATTACTGACCAGCGTCAGCGCCGTGCCACTTTCGACGGATTTAACCGGGAGCGTATAGGGAACGCCACCGACGGTGACAACAATAAAATCTCCGGCCGCCACCTCGGTAGTAAACACAGTCCCGCTGCCAGCGACCGCAGCAGAGTTATTCGTCAGGGTTAAGGTTCCTGCTGACATAGTTTTTCCTCAGTACATATTCGGAAGAATTAGAATGGGCATGGCAATATTCCTGTTACGGGTCATATCCCATGCGCCAGAATTGCGGTCCGCAAACACTTTGTTGTAGGCTGACCTGACGCTACCGCCTGACATGACCACGCCTTTGGTTCTGATATTTCCCCATCCACCAATCATTCGTACCTGAACGCCGGTATAGACTATCTGGCAAAATCCGCCGCCAATATCCTGGAAGGCATCGGTGATCTGGATTTGGCGGTCATACACAAATGGGCGTTTCAGCGTGGAGAACGTGACCTGGCCTGCGGCGTTGGTCATCGTGATACCGTCGCCGCCAACAGGTGCGGTCTGATTGAATATCACCAGGTCTATCGTTGCCGTTCCGGCCACGTCATCCCGCCCGGTGTAGGAAATATCGCGAACGATGATATTGCCGCCATCAAACCCCACCGACACATTCGGGTTATCCCATTTGCCGAAAGGAATACCACTCACCGGAAGCGGTGCGCTGCCGTTAACCGTAATGCGTCCGGAATAAGCGCAGGTCATCAGCGCGGCCTGGTTGGATATGGCGGTGAAGTCAGTCGAGTTTGAAACCAGTAATCCTTCGTTATAAGTCGCCGCAGGCAGCAGCTCCATGACATAACCAGACCAGTCCGGAGTGAGGGCCTTACCCCCAATGGTCTCTGCACCAATGATGACCCCGGCGTCCCCGTTTCGGGTGACGCTCGTCATAATGGCCACATCAAACTCAGCAAAGGAATAGATGTAAATAGGGTTGGTAGGCACCACGATAGCCTGTGATCCAGGAACAAGTGGCGTATTGACCGGGTACTGCATTGACTGGGATGACCAGCCCGAGAAAGATGTGCAAAAACTGGGGGCTCGCAGCCCCGCAGTAATTGCCATTACCGGACGACCATCGTTGTAATCAATAAGAATACCTTCAGGCATAGTTCACCTTATGTCCAGCGACCAACAACAACGCGACCACCTCCCGAGAGATTTACAGTGATCCCATCGCCGTCAATGCGAGTAACGTTATTCACTCCGTTAAATGCAAATTCACCACTGTCGGCATACAGTCTTCCATGGAATTCTGGGCTACCAGATTTCGGTAAATTCCATCCGCGTCCACCACCACCGGGGATGAAGTTTGCAGACTGAAGTGAATCGGTAATTTTCGCAAAATCGATGGATGCTTCCTGAATTAATGCACTGCGAATAAATACCTGCCCGTTATAGACAAAGAAAGCAGCATGCCAGTTGCCAGGGTTATTACCGGAATAAATACCGAACTGATCGGCGGCAAATACAACCGTGGATTTATAGCTGTTTCCTGATGGCTCTATAGACATGCCAAATCCGGTATTGTATTTAACACCGTCTCGCACAATGCCCATATTCAGTGTGTAAGAAGCTTTGGCTGTTCCGTCACTTTTTACTTCAGCCGTCATTTTCTGGTTTACCGCAGAAGTCAGGCTTCCTTCCGGTCCTATTTGAGCCTGTACATAGGTAGATAAATCAGCAAGTCCCTGCTCTGCAGTTGCGACGGTTGTTTTCACAATCAATATGTCCGCGCGAACTTCACCGTACTGCACCCACTGATGTTCAACGGTTCCGTGGTTTGCCAGCGCATTTTCCATAATGCCTTCCAGGTTAGTATCAACCCCATCCTTCATATTCTGAAAGGCATCAGAGTTCTGAATCTGGTCATCAATGATGTCAATCAGCCCGCCTGTATCCATAGAGCACAACGCCGGAACTTCGATAAAGCCGGAGGTGCCAAAGGCATTTATCGTCCTGATGTACCAGTAATAGGTATGGCCGATCTTTAACTGATTACTTGTCCAGGTCGTTCCCATCCCCTCGCGGCTGGCATTCCCTTCCACCGTGGCTGTTGAAGTATCAGGTAGTTTTGTTTCGCCTGACGTCCAGAAATCAAACTGCGTGGAAACACTGGTAATTGCAGCCATACGGGGGATCAACGTGACGGCAAAGAAACCCTGCTCAATATCAACATGGGAAGGTGCTGGCGGGGCTTCAATGCTGAATTCCAGATACCCTTCTGGCGATTCCGCCCCCATCTGGTTTACGGCAATAACGTGGGCTGTGTAGGTGTTTTTCGGTAACCCGGTAAGTCGTGTGAACGTCCCCGGAACCTGGACGGACATGACCATCTGACCGTTTCGACGGATGATCACTTTGTTGTAGACCACCTGCCCGATATTCTGCCAGGACAAAATGCCCTGTACTACCTGACCGATTTCCTCCACGGTGTATTTCAGGTTCTGCGGCTGCGCCACTCCGCCTGATGGCAACTGAGTGAACGGCGGTCGCTCAATCGGTTTACCAATGGCATCGCCCCAGACATCTGCCGTTTCCTGCTTCAGCGTCAGTTGCACACCGTTCTGCACGCCAAATTTCCAGTCCGTTACCCGCATCTCAACATTCACGATACCGATAGACGGGAAATTCACCTTCACATACATTCCCGGGCGATAACGATACCCGCTCAGGTTTAACGTAACGTTCATGGTTCTGGCGATGCGGGTGCGCTTTAACTTCACGTCTGCCAGACGCTGGGCCTGAAATTCAGAGGTCACAAATCGCAGCTTCATATCCTGCGATATTTCCACGCCGTCTTCTGTCACCCATTCACTGACAGACACAGAAGGGAAATCCGCTTCGGTATAGCCCTGCTGCGGATCGACAAATGTCCCCTTGATAGTGTTAACACGTTCCGCCTGAGAGACTTCCGGCATGATTTCGATATCACCGGCCAGTTGGCTCTCAGTGATCACCTCTGTCGCAGGACCATAATAAGCCCCGACCAGAAGACCATGTTTGCCCGCGGTATACGTTACATCCCCAGCGCATGCTGCCAGCATCCCTTCAAGAATACTGACCTTGTTTTCACTGAGATCGAACTCACCGTTGATGGTATAGCGCTTCTCAACGGTATTACCGCCAGTAATCACATCTTCATCACAGATATTCGCCGCGTCCTTAAACTGGTCCCAGAGAATATCGGTGTCGGGCACTTTCAGGTAATTGCGGTAATAGTCCAGGATAACCAGCGCCGCATTATTGCTGTAACCCGTTAAACCGGTGCGCGGATCATAAATAGCCCGCCCCTGCTTTTCGACCTTGATGTTAGGGATACCTGCCGGGAATTTTTCAGCATTGAATTTCAGGGATACCCGCAGCCAGGTGATCCCCTTCCCGATCATGTCTTCTTTCCATGACGGGCAGTTTTCCAGCATGTACGGGTCCGCCGTCTGGCGATTGGTGTGCAGCTCGAAAAAGGCATGCTCAGGATAGCTACTGATCGGCTCATCACCCAGCCAGACAGTCTGCACACCGGATAACGGATGCCCTGCCAGGGCGATGGCCAGATGCAGCATTTCGCCATCATCCTGTTCGCCTGCCTGCTCTTCGGAAAAGAACAAAGTGCCCGCCGACGTTGAGCGACCGTAAACAACGGTTTTGGCACTGGCCGCAGCGCGCAGAACCTGTTTACGTTCAGACGTATCACGGTAGGAATTCAGCGACGGGGTCTTGGTCAGCGCCTGAGTGGCAATCTGTGCGGCGACGGTGATAACCATCGCAATGGCATACATTTCATTTGCCGCTGCCACACCTGCGGCAATGGTGGCAACAATAGGAACAGCAGCAGGCATTAATGCACCCTCCAGACACTCAACGGTTTAACCCGAAGACTGACAAGACCATTTTCGCCAGGAACCCATATAACGCCGGAATACACCACCCCGGCGCATCGCGCCCCGGCATTTTCAACCACGGCAATATCTCCACGCTGCGCCAGTTTCACCGGTACTTCGTCGAGATAGCGGGCCAGCACCTTTTCAAGCGAACCGCCACCGCGCAATATCGCCTTTTTCGCCCCATGTTCACTGTCGTAGGTTCCGCGCCAGCCTGCCGCAAAATCCTCGCCGCACATGGCCTGAGCACAGTCCGCCGCGAACAGGCAGCAGTCATGGCTGCCCCATAAAAAAGGCCGCTTTTCAGCGGCCCTTATTACGGTAATTAATCTGTTATGCCAGTCCGGATGCTTCATGCTTCCTCACTTATAGGTAAATCCTGGTGCATCTTTTTTACTGCCCCAGTAAATCGAACGTTCAGACATCTGCGCCACATACCGGAATATGCGGTCGCCAGGATAAGCGGCCTGCTGCGATTCATCGGTATAGCGATCGGGGAAAGGACGCTGCCAGTCTTCAAAAATATTACTGATGGTGTACTGCAGGGCGTTTGTCCCGCCAGCGGTCCCCCCTGTACTGGATACCCGCCCTTTAAACAGGAGATCGGCAACCTGGACAACACCGTTATCATCCATGGCCACCAGGTAGATTTCGGCATTTCTGCCCACGCATCGCTCGTTCAGCGTGGTGGCAAAGAGGGACATATCCAGCCCCGAGAGGGTCATTTTTAACTGCGTGGGGCTTGTCGTGCTGGTTTCACTGGCATCATCAACAGAACCCATGCGCCCCATGCCGTAATAGACATAGCCACCAAGAACTAACGTCCCGGTGCCGGAATGCACATAGACGGTACCGGATTCAAACTGAATATTAGCGGCAATCGCGACCGTCACCCTGTCGCGGGATAACCAGTCCACCATCGAATCCGAAAAGGGGGAATACAGCATTAAAATGCCTCCTCAAGCTCCAGCGTGTAACTGGTAAAAACACCCGGCACACGGTTACCGGCACCCTGCTGGTTATCTTTCAGTTTGAAAATACCGTAGGGTTTCGCAACTTCAATGGCAGCATTAGCCGGTGGCGAGCTACGCAACATAGGCGCAAATGCAATCATTGCGGTACCGTTCGCCGCGCTCGTCACGTCGGCTGTAACCATCTTCAGTTCATCGTTAACAGTGAAATAATCGCCCTGTCTGAGCACCACTGTTCCCGGCGTCCAGCCCTTACTCTGAAGCTGAGACCCTGTCTGATTAGCGCCATCAACAACAGGCACGCCAGCTGGCGCTCTGCCACTTCGCCCCCAGTCACGGACTTTTACCCTGCCATACTCACCATCAAGCGAAGCCACCAGAGCATCAATACGTCTGGATTTTTCATCCGTCAGGTTATTAAAGGTCAGGGAACATACCCAGCGGGTGCCGGGGAAGCGAGCTGTCTGCGATGAGCCATTGAAGGGAGAGCGAAAGGTTTTGGTATTACTTTCTGGTCGCCAGGTCAGCGACGCGGGACAGACATCTTCCGGCCATTCGAGTACAGCCATAGATTCTCCTGCATTACTCTGCGCACGGCGGCGCTACTGATCATTTGTCAGGATGTTACTGATTTACATACCTGGTTATGGTTGTTACTCAGCCCGTCAGTGGTGTGACACTGTGCGTTCTCAGATAAGGAGGGATGGCTGATCACCTTCTATGGAAGAAAAAATGCAACAAAATATGCACTTAGAAATAAAGGCAAATGCTAAAGACTTAGCCGAACTTAATAAAGAAATTGGCGAATTAAAGTTAGTTATTGGATTTATGCTGATGAAGCTGCCTCCAGAATCAAGGCAAAACGTCATTAATGAACTTAAGGATTGGGGTGTTCCTGATGCTGCCAAGACTTTCGATCAGTTTGTAAATATCGTACCGCCAAAAAACTAGCGACTCCGTTTTTTCTTAAATGGAAAAAACTGCTCTCAGCGGCCTGGTTCACGGCCGCTTTCCGCTGTGTGTCAACTCGCTTCGCTAAATCCATAACTGTCTCCCGCCTTTCGGCTTAATGAATATTATTAATGTATTACACACCAAGTAAGCGCCTCGCCTGGCCTCTATTAGAGAAGTCCTGAAGCAAATCCTGACGCGCCTGTTTCGCACCGTCGTTAGCTCCCTGTCGCGCAGCTTCCTGCATAGCCTGCTTCAGTGCGGCATCTCCGTTACCGGAAATAGAGAAATGTTGCTGAATGGTTTGCTGGAGCTGAGCCCCACCGCCGCCAACAGAAGAAACTGTATCATCCACCATACGAACACCGAGATTACCGTCAGCAGTTCGCGTCAGGGGCATTATCGCTTCAGGACCTGCCTCCCCCATAAGCCCCGCACCTTTGGCGAAAGCAAACATCGTCGGGCTATTCACTACACCATTACGGAAACGACTAAGATCAGGCGAATCCATTACACCACCCTTGGCGAATTTCAATTGAGATGCTGCGCCTGTGTAAGCCCCGGACGGTGTTGCCCCGCCAGCGGATGCTGCGCCAGCCACTGAACTACCAAACATCCCACCCAGTGAACCAAACCACCCGCTATCTCCAGCCGATTTAAGCGTGTTGACCATAATTGCCCTGAGCAAGACTTTCTGCAGCTCATTCAGCACACTGTTTGCCCAACTTGCCCAGTCAGCTTTATTACCACTCAGGGCATCAGCCATGTTATCCACAAGGCCATCAAGGGTGTTACCGACTAAATCTGACACCTGAGTGTAATAATCGCTGGAAGTATCTACCCAGTTAGCAAGGCCATTCTGCGCACCGGCCAGCCAGTTTCCCTGTAACTCATCCAATTGGTCATAATGAGAACGGTATTTATCGAGTCGCTCAGCAAGCGCTTTGTCCAGTTCCTGGTTATAGCGGTCATATTCCTCTGAGGTTTTAATGCTTCCATCCTGGCGACGGCGCTGCAAATCTTCCCGCTTCTCGTTAAATTCACGCTCAATTTCGAGCTGTTCACGCATCCTTTCGCGGGCCTTATCACCCAGACCTGCGCCAATAACATCAGCATCAAGGGAAGTCGCAGCATTAGCATTTTCACGCTGAAGATTCGAAATGTACTCAGCAAGTTTTAGGTTTTCCTCGTTCGCCTTTTTAACAGCATTCAGGCGATCAACCTCTGTAGCCAGTTGTTCAAGGCGTTGCTTCTGTGTTTCATTAAGTCCCGTTAGCTTGCCGTCAGCGATATCAAATTGTAGTTTTTGTTGTTCAGTAACCTCTGCGCTTTTCTTTCCGGTAGTGTCGATGAGAGCAATTTGCCGGAGATAACTTGTCTCCATTGATTTAAAAGCTGATTCAAGTTTTTTTGCTGAAGCATCAGTTTTTAATTTCCCGTTTGATTCATCTTTTCCAAGCCCATAACCCGTCTTAGTTGATGAAGAATCACCCACTTTAGCTGGTGTAAGAGGTAGATTATTTGCAGTTTCTAAAATTGAAAGGCGGCGTCTTAATTGTTCTCTTTCTGCCCTTTTCCCTTCTATATCCATTCCAATTCTGTTAACACTTGCAGCAAATCCCTCATCTTCAAGATCTGCTGTTAGATTTCTTATCCGACGCTCAACTTCTCCGGCTGAGGCATTATCACCAACAGGGCTACCACCTTTATAGAGATCAATCAGTTTTCCAGCTTCAGAACCAACCTTCACAAGCCAAGTTGCGAGATCGACAACACCTCCGACAAGGTCGGTTATGCCTTTGATAACTTCAGGGTCTTTAAATACATCCCCCATATCACTAATTGATTTTTGTAGGTTCGAAAGATCAACCTTTGCCAATCCTGTAGCCAATTCGATCTTAACCCCATTCACTTGGGTTTCCATATCCTCAAAGATTGAATTAACTTTAACCAAGCTTTCTATATCAGAATCGTCAGGTGCAACACCAAAATCTTTTGCTGCCTTAAGATATTTCTGTAATTTTTCTCCACCCTGATCAAGTAGAGGGAGAAGCTTTGATAGATCATTACCAAGACTTTCAAGAATAGTCGTTTTTTCAGCGTTTGTTTTTATCTTTGAAAGTGAATCGCTGATCGCTAAAAGTTGTTTATCTGGTGACTCGCCTGATAGTTTTTTTGCCGACAATCCAAGAGCATCAAGAGCGTCAACAGCCTCACCTGATTTATTCAGAACTGCATCACCAATCTTATCGCCAATATCCTTAAAAATATCAGCCATCTGATCGCCAGATACGCCAGCTTTTTGCGCTGCATACTGCCAAGACAATAATGACTGAGTGGACATGTTAAGTGATTTTGCCCAGCGATCAGACTCAGTAATCTGTTTCGAGGTATTTTTAAGGAGATTATACCCCGCCACTCCCACACTAAGTGCAGCAGCACTTGCCGCAGTAGCAAAGCCAGTAAATGCAACAGCTGCAGCCTTAGCATCGTCTTGAACTTGTTTACGCCATTTCTGTGAAGCCCTTTCAGCCTGGCTGAGTCCAGATACAAAACCACCAACTTTAGCAATAAGATCAATAGTCAATGTACCTAGTGATTTTCCAGCCATATTGTTCTCCAAATAAAAAAAGCCCGCAAAGCGAGCTTTTCAGAAAAACTGAAAATTATTTTTCGTTGAAATATGACTCAAATTGCTTTGCGTCAATACATCTTTGTTCTTTAGTGACGTCATGGCCCTTTTTGCTCCACTCGTCACATAAATATGAAATTTTACCCTGATCAATAGCAGTTGATATTAGATTTTTAACGTACTTTACGCAAAGTATACTTTTCTCGCTACCATCATTATTACAGACTAATTCAATATCCTTATCATATGTTTTTGTTTCAGCAATCGACGTACACGTGACAAACGAAATAGAGATTAAAGCACCTAGCATTATCTTATTCATAAATTAATTTCCTTTTAAATTAACTCTTAGATAATATCAGGCAAAAGCTTAGCATCAAAATTTGCTACTATGTCCACGTCCTCATCGCTTCATGCAGGCTGATTGGTTCGTTAGCGGCGACGCGCTCTACCGCTGCAATGTGAGGGGCGAAATCAGCAATGCTGAATGCCGGAGTGTTTGTACCGCGATTAACATTAGCCAGCACAGAAGAAATCAACGCTGCGCCCCATTCCGTCCGCATCATAGGGTTCAGGCTTCCGTACTTTTGACGATACTGAACCCACTGCTGGAACTCAAGGAAGCTAAGGCGTTCCTGCGCTTCTGAAATGGTACGCCCACCAATCCCGTTAAGGACTAGTTCACACCAGATTTCGTCTTCTGCGCTGAGTCCGTCTTTCCCAGATCGTTAACTTCCTGAATGGCCACCAGCAAAGCCACTGTAAGATTCCCATCCAGTGCGCCACGTTCCGGATCAGCCTCACCTGTTACATCAGCTACGGTAAACACCTGATGCCCGTCTTCGTCACAGATTGAAGCTGCAATACGTCCAGCAACGCCATCAATCTTGCCTAGCCCGGCGAGAACGTCAGACGTAGCAGTGTGATAACCCAGAGGGCGAACATAGGTTGTGGCAATGTGCTCCTTCCCGTCAGCACCTTTCCATTTAATTTCTTTCTCAACAGGACGACCAGTAAAGGCACCTGCTTTCTTCAGCGTATCAAGAGTTAGTTTCATGTCGTTTTCCGGTATATACATCAATGGGGCGGGGAATGATCCCCGCGCTTAATTAACTGCCTGGTTGCGCTTTCGGAATCCATGCCCCCTGACCGGAACGCTGGATGGTGGCAGACGTCTGGACGACGGTATTACCCTGGAAGTCAAACGGGAAGTCGGAAACATAACCTTTGAACACGTACCAGGTACGATTTGAAGGCAGAATCAGTCCATCAACAGCATCAGGGGAACTACCCGTTGTTGGTTCAGACTCACCATCAGACCAGCCGATCGCAAATGTCACATCGCTCTGATCGTTTGATTCAGCCATATTGCTGAGCATCAGGTGGCTGGCATTCTGTGGATCGGCGTTAAGCGTGGCAGTCGCCTGCCCCGGAGTACGCAGACCCTTTTTATATTTTCGGGTGTTACGTTCACTGAGGCAGGTATCGTCAATCTGATCTGCCGGGCTGCCGCCTGGTGAGAATGCCGTAATGCATTCGATTTCGCTCACGACACCATTCGCGAGCACAAAAAGTTGAGTGCCTTGAGTCACTACTGACATAGTCATCTCCGGATATAAAAAACCGGCTTATAGCCGGTGTGATGTGAGTTGTTTTGAGTTATCGGTTGACCAGCCAGTCAACGTCGAATGAATAACGGTATTTGAGGGTTGCGGGGTCTCTACCCTGCGCAGCCCAGCGAGTAATGTAAGCCTTGCGCTGAATGACATCGCGCAATGCCCGCGCCACTGCAAGAGCATCGTCATCAGTGTCGCCATACACATCAACCTGAATAGAATAACGGTCGATGTCAGGGTTCTGACTCAGGTAATTTTCAGGTTCACCGCCCACGTTCTGCCAGACCGCGTAGGGATACACCAGGTCATCATCATGCATGCCAAACGGATAAAGCCTTACCGGGTGAGCACCGAGCAACTCTTTTACTTTCGGGTCTGTCGAACAGACGGCAAAAACTGGAGCAATCATGCTGTTGTTCCTTTTTTGGCGGCACGCCTTACTGCGCGATCGATAGCTTTCTCCATTTCTTCTGCGAAAACGCTGATTACTGCGGTATCAACACCATTCATCGCCGGTCGCAGTACAGGCTTTGCGGCGGCATGTTCGGTTCCAAACTCGAGAAAACGCCAGTACCAGGTATCGCCGCCAGGATTGCTTTTATCACCCAGTGTTCTGAACGTTTTCCCAGCCCTGCCTTTCCTGACATTAGCCTTTGTGTTTGCATACTGACTGGCGCCGCCCATTACCCCAACACGAAATGCCAGATCACCCGTCCTGCGGAATTGTTTGCTGCTGAAGCTGGCGACGATATTTTTATATATCGCCTCTTTGGTGAGGGGATCATCAACTCTGGCTGCGTTACTTCTGGCGCGATCCCTGATTATATTCGCAGCCTTACGCAGCGCAGAACGACCAGCTTTATTTCGGGTAACTTCAGAGACAGCCTCCATTTTTCCAAGCAGTGACTCCAGTCCTGTAAGGTTTACTTCAACGCCATCAGCCATCGTTTACCCCCTCTGAACAAGGAAGCGTCAGATATTCACGCCCGCTTTTCGGATCGGGCAAAACACCTTCGATATTGTAGATGCCACCACGAAAAAGAATACGGTGCTTTCGGGTAATACCTGCACGGTAACGAATCGTTATGCGCGTTGTTATTTCGCCCTGTGATGCCTGGTTCGCTATAAACTCCCGTGCTGATAAAGGGGATATTTCGGCCCAGATAGTTGCGATATCGCGCCAGCTATTAATTACAGCTCCCGTTGTAGGGTTCTGTTCTTTTACCGGCTCCTGCAGGATAACCCTGTGACGCAATTTCCCGGCTTGCATATCACCCCCTCGGTCTTTGACTCAAGTAAACTGGTCGCTCATCGCCTAATGAAGTAGTATCAATTTCTTCATTTTCGGCCAGTGACTGGATAATGACATCACACAGAGCTGCGTTTGATTCAGCCAGACGGCTTATTGCTTCCGTCTGTTCTCTCTGAGCTGCGGTCTGTTCCCGCAGCTCCGCTATCAGTTCCTTTACCAGTTGCTCGTTCATAAGCTATTTTCGCCCACTTTTTTATCCATTCGCGCCTCTGTGCGCACCCGGAACAGGCCATATTTACACCCCGTAAATTCGGTATGGCTGCAGCAAGGCCTGAACTGCAAACGGAACCTCTGCAACGGTCTGACCGACGGCCACGGATTCTCTGTTGGCATACCAGTGACCTATCAGCAGTAACATGGCCGCTTTAACATCATCATTCAGTAGAATCGGGTCCGGGTCGTCTGCGTAGCCAGGAGAGCTTTGATTTTCATAGAGCGTTCGCCTGGTCCATGTCTGGACGTACCGCGCCGCCGCTCCGGTATATAAATTCAGCAGAGCATCATCGCCAGCAAAGTCGGTATCAATGCGGCAGTGCTGTTTCACCACATCAAGATCGATCATTACTTTTTCGCCTTCTTCTCTGCTTTAACTTCTGGCTGTTCCGGCTGTTCCGGCTGTTCCGGCTGTTCCGGCTGCGCAGAGTTATCAACAACCATCTGCAGTGCATAACCTTTTTTAATCAGTTCACGGCCGTGCTGCTCCTGCGTTTCCAGTAACTCCCCCTCTGTCACAACGACACCGCCAAAGTAAATTGGTCTAACCGCGATAAGCTTCATAGTATTCCCTCGAATATTGCGGCCCGAAGGCCGCACAAGATATTACTGACCGCCAGACGCCGGAACAGTGAACGAGCCATAAACAAAGGCTTCAGGGCGTTTAACGGCCAACGCCAGACGCTCTTCGCAACGGATGGTGATCATGTTTTTCTCGAAGTCGTCGGCGTTCTCAGTCGAGATAACAACGTTCGTTTCTTCACGGTCAAAAATTTGCGCACCGGCACTGAATGCCCCTGTCAGGAATTTACCCTGGAAGGCTGTGGCTTCTGTTGCGACGACAGGAAGGCCCCAAAGAGTTGGCCCCGTCAGAGCGGCAGGGTTTGCCAGGATGTAGCGGCCCAGCGTGTCTTTGGTCAACTCAATTTTCGCCCAGTCGATAAAGTGCAGGACGTGACCGGAGGCCGGGAATCGGGCAAGCTGAGCCTGCAACATCGCGAGACGCAGATCGTCAATACCGTTCTGATTCTCTACCTGAAACGCTGCCGAAAATGCTGAAGCCTGTGGAATGATGCCTTCCAGATGAGCGCCTGTACCATCGCCGAACAGAATTTCCTGCTCTTCGACATACTTCAGGCCGAAACGCATTTCCGCATCAACCTGAGACTGCAACTGTGCGAAGTCGTCGAGGATCTGTTTGGATGCCTTGAAAAGATGCGCAATAGTTCGAACTGGAGTGATTTTTTCTGCAAACTCAATGTTGCTGTACGGTTTGGTCGTATTCTCAGCGACCGCCGCGGCGTTATTGGTAAAACCAGTTTGCTGCACCCAGTAAATAGTGTTTGATGCCGTTGTACCTGGCGCGATCAGATCGCGGATAAACAGACGCTGTTTCGGCGCGGTATCAATGCCAGGCAGACGGTCGGGAGCAACAATATTGCCTGGGACGTTAGCGGTAAGCAGAGCCGCTTTCACCGGAATAGAAATTCGCTGGCTGGCCGCGACGCTGGCAGCAAAGGTTTTTAACGCCTCAGCAGAAATGACCTGCTGCCCAACAGATTCAACAACCTGTTTTGCATTTGCCAGCGGCATCTGCGCAACATGCTGCTCCAGTTCACCCATAGAGGCTTTCAGCGTCTTTTCTGCTTCTTTCAACGCATTTAGCTCAGACGCCATCTTGTCCACGGTCTCTTTGGTTTCCGCCGACAATTTGCCGTTCTTTTGTGCCTCCTTAAGAGCTTCTTCCGCTTTTGCGTTAAATTTTCCGGTCGCTTCCTCAATGGAGGCCGTTACTTTTTTAAGAATATCGTTCACATCAGACATAATTTCTCCGTTACTGGCATGCGTTCGCCAGGCCGCTTAATGCGACATCCAGCTCAGCTAAAATTTCAGGGTTGGGTTGGGTAGCGCCCGGCTTACCATCGGGATCGGTAACAGCGCCCGGCGTGTTACCTGTTAACGCTTTGATTAATCTCCGGCGTTCAGACCGGGGAGTGTTCGTTTTCGCCAGAAGTGCATCAAGTTTGCGCAGCGCCGCAGACGGGGAGTCATCACCGTCGCTTACGGCATCAGCAGAAAGCAGACTGTCGGCCAGCCCCTTTTCTACTGCATCGCTACCACCGATATAACTTTCTGCATCCATCAGCTTCTGCACGGTGTCCATATCAAGGCCGGAGCGTGCCGCATAGATATCAGCCATCGCGGTATCAAATGGCTCAAGATAAGTCGATAACTCAGCAAAATCATGGCGGTTGCCCATCGCTGCTACCCAGCAGTTGTGGATCATCAGAAAAGCACCGCGCCCGATTTGAATATCATCCCCGGCCATAGCAATAATCGAAGCGGCGCTGGCAGCGATGCCCAGCACTTTTACAGTGACTTTCCCGTGGTACTCGCGAAGCAGGTTGTAAATTGCCAGGCCTTCAAACATATCGCCGCCGGGCGAGTTGATATTTACCGTCACATCAGCACCGTTCATCGAACGTAGAGCGCCGGAGATGCGTTTTGCTGTGACACCCTCATCCCAGTAATCACGGCCAACAACATCAAAAATAGAAATGGAGTTGTCATTATCGGATGCAGCCCTGATCCCACCATTCCAGCGCTCAAGCGCTGAGGGCTGGGGTTCACTGGTCACACCCGCGCACGGGCGTCCCGCCGGAGCAACCGGAAGTTGTCTAATTGTCATGGAAATGTGCTCCTAAGCAGCCTGTTTAAGGGGCGATTGCTCGAAAGGAATATCAGGGAATACGTGGTTATGAAGCTCTCTGACAGCCAGCGCCTGAACCGCCGGGTTGTTGTTTTCGAGATTCTTCAACTGAGTCAGGTTGAGCTGAACTGTATAAATATCACCGCCTTCAATTGGTGGCATATTTTCCAGCCTTCGCACATCGTTACGGGACATCCAGCCATTCTGCAGGGCGCTGGTATAGTACGCGGCACGTCCTGCACTGTCGGCACGCAGAAGGCCTTCAACGGAAAACTCTGCAAACAAATCCTCATCACCGTTAAGAAGGCAGCGCGAGATTTCCTGCTCAATATTGACCAGCAGGGGACGCAGAGTATGGGTCAGAAACAGCATGTTCATCCCCTCAAGACTCGAAGCCCAGCTGGATTGTTTTGTCGTATGGCCGACCATGAATGGCGGTACGCGAAACCAGCGACAGATTTCCTCAATGCTGAATGAGCGGCTTTCAAGCAATTGTGCGGCTTCCGGGTTCATGGTGACGTTCTGGTATGTCAGTTCATTTTCCAGAACCATCAGTTTCCCGGCATTTTTCGAGCCAATAAAGCTCTGAAGGCTGATACGCAACCTTTCTCGCTGTTCCTTGCTCAGTGCTGTTTTCGAAGAAAGGAAGCCGGTACTCTGCAGGCCATTTTCGAAGATTTTCGCCGCCGCTTCATCAACCGACATCGCAGCACCGAAGACATCCACCCCGGCCATTGTGGGCATCATGCCGCACACACCATCGAGGCCAAAACCGCGAATGTGCATCATCCTGCCTACAGGAATGATCCGCTGGATTCCGTTTTCCGTGTAGGTGTAATGTAATTTTCCACTATCGAGCCGCTTTACAACCATGTTCTGAGGAAGCAGTGGAACCAGTGATACCAGCTTGCTGCCGATGAACAGCTTTTCGACAAAGGCGTTACCGCGCAGACAAACACTGGCCACAATCATCAGCATGAAGCGGGAAGGCGTCATTTCCGGATTAGGGCGTCTGCATAATATCTGGTAGGCGGGATTGTTCTGGGCCAGCTTACGCGATCCATCGGCCTGTCTCTCGTAAATTTTAAGCGGAAGCGTGGAGACCGACTCACTCAAGAGCCTGACACACGCCCATACAGCGGAAAGCCGGATAACTTTGTCTGCGGTGACCACTTTTCCGCTACTGCTGGTTCCAAACCATTCCCGCCAGAATTCACCGGTCGTCAGGCTTACTGGAACACCAAGCCAGTTTAAAAGAGCGCTCTTTACGCGCCCTGGTTGCTGTTTATTCTTAGCCATCAGATACCCACTATGATCGGATCGTCAAAAAAACCCTCAATATCGCTGTCATCCTCTTCATCTCCTTCTGCCGCGCCAACTGCCATCGCACCAGAAACAACGCCATCTATACGGCCATTACTTCTGCGCTTGCTGAAAACCCGGTTTCCGTTTTTATCTTCTTCAATAACGGCGTTCGCCGCACACCAGCGCAGACAGGGGTTCAGAACAATGCTGATCCGCTTTTCCATAATCAGCTGCTCAAACAGTTCAATGGAGTGCGGCATCCACAAACCTGACTCTGCCGATTTACCAAATCCCTGGCCGTGCGGTACCAGAGGAACCGTAACCCCTTCGTCATCCAGTTCAGGAGTTAAGTAGTCAATGTGATAGCGGTCGAAAGCGACTTTTCGTATATCAAACATTGCCGCCAGCTCTGCCATCCGCTTTGCGACAAAACCGTAGTCAATGGCTGTACCGGGTGGTGCATGGATATGACCATCACGCTCCCATACGTCGTAAGGAACCCGGTCAACGCGGGCGCGATCATATAAAGTATCTTTAGGGGTCCAGAACTCTGTCAGCATTACACTGATGTCAGGAAAATAAAGAGACAGCGATGTAAGGTCACGTTTACCCGATAAATCCAGACCGCCAAAGCAGGTTTTACCCCGTAACTGTTCAATACTGATGTCCTTTTCACAGGCCATCCAGATATCACCGCTGATCCACGGGTTCTCTGCATCCACCCACTGACAGAAATTGAGTCGGCGAACCAGACTTTCTTTCGCAGGCATGCCACGGGCATCTTCCACCTGCTCGCGCAGGTAATCAGAAAGAAAAGTATGCCCCATTGATGGGTTAGCTTTCCCCCAGCATGATTCATCTTTAAAAGGATCGTCGCCTTCATCCAGTGAACAGATAAAAGCGAAAAAGGCATCGTTTTCTCGCTGACCGGCTGCAACCTTCTGCCCGTACTGGTGATAGTCGTAACAGACGCTGGTTTTGTCATGCCCGCTGTTGGTTATCATAAAAATTAACGCCTGCCGCCGACCTTTAGTCCCGGCACGCATCATCTCAACCGCGCGGTTATCTTTATGCTCGTGAATCTCATCAATCAGGGCGCAGTGAGGACGCGGCCCAGACTGTCCATCATCAGAACTGATAGGCCGGAAGAAAGAACCGTTTTGCAGGAAAGCCAGGTTCCACTCTTTACCAGCTCCACCGGATTTTTGAATTCTGGACAGAAGCGCTGGAGACTGATCAACCATAGCCACGGCATCACGAAACAGGATCATGGCCTGGTCTTTTTTCGTCGCTGCAGCATACACTTCTGCTCGCGGCTCTTTGTCAGCCATCATGCAGTAAAGGCCAACTCCCGCAGCCAGCGGAGATTTACCAGAACCTTTTCCTGACTCAACATACACAGTGCGGAAACGGCGCGTACCGTTTTCACGCTTCCAGCCGAAAACAGAGCCGACAATAAAGCATTGCCAGGGCAGAAGAATAAATGGCGCACCTTCGTGCTCGCCACCATTCAGTTTCAATACCTGAGCAAAAAAGTTGATAGCTCGTGTAACCGATTCAACATCCCAGTTCAGACCGCGTTTACTACCCTCTTTTAAATCACGCAAATGGCGCTGGCAGGCATTACGAATATCAGGGCCGGCAATTACTTTTCCAGAGGTTACGTCCATCGCGTATTGCGTGGCGGGATCAACCGAAGAACTGGTTGAGCGGGTCTTCTTCTTTTTCTCCACCATCAACTTTCACCTTCGTTCTGGCGGCCGGAGTAAGACCGAATTCGACCAGGTAACTTTTAAAACGGCGATCTGCATCAGCCAACATGGCCACTGCAGGGTTTGCCTTAATCAAAAAGCCGCCATCCGTCTGCACTGTATACGTTCTCCCCTCGTCAGCGATCGTAAGGCGCAGCTGGAGTATGTCGGCGTAAATATCGCAAAGGCGCTCCAGCGCAAGCACGTCTGCAACAGTGAGAACCCCCATACCATCAAGCAGCACTGTCAGTTTTCCCCAGGCCACCTTTCCCCAGTCAGTGAGGTGTGCAGGAGGGCTTGGGATTTCTCTGGCCGGGGTGGGTTCTTTGTCGTTGAGTTTACGTTTGCCCGGATTACCGGTTACCACCTTCAGGTGGGACGGTTTCGGGCGTCTTCCTGCCATCGGAACCTCCCGGAAAAAAACTTTTCATTTCGCGGTTGTGTGCAAAAAGGACGAGCGGCGGTCATTTGGGGTCAGACCTCTGAACTTTTGACCCACCCCTCCCCTTTGGAATTGACGTCATCTGAACCAGTGAGAATTTTGATCAAGCGGAATACCGTTTTCATCGCAGCCAATGACTGTGCCACGCTTCTCCATTCGCTGTTTCGTTGAGTCGTGATGCTGTTTACACAGCCCTTGCCAGTTCTTCCGGCTCCAGAAAAGCTTCTGTGCCTTCGCTATTGCCTGGCTGTCACCAGAACGCAGCGCCTCTTTCAGCTTGTGCGGAATGATGTGGTCAACGACGGTTGCTGCTGTCACCCTGTCTTGTTCGTGACACATGACGCATAAGGGGTGAGCACGAAGGAATATAAGACGCTCACGGTCCCACTTACTGCCATATATGCGTGGCTCTTTGTTCATGTGATATTTGTTCCGGTTTCTATCCGTTACCATAAAAAAAACCCGCCGAAGCGGGCTGAATCATTCTTTCTTACGATAGCCGGGTAATTTCTCAGCCCTCTTCCTCATTCTGTACTCGGTCTCTGACCAGAATTCGCTAGGATCAGCATTAAATCCGCAGTCCTCGCAAATATAATCACCGCTCCAACCGCCTCTTTGTTTATCCTTTACCACATCATTGGAACCACACTCAGGACAATATTTCATCACTCCTCCTCGAGCACACAGCGATGGGTGATTATATCTCAGTATTAGCCTTCATTGCGGTGCTGCTCACAGTAGCCTGAACGGTCCGTAGTCGTACCGGGACAGCCTCTCTTGCGACATGCGCGAGGGATTAACGCTGGCATGGTTCAATCCTCACAGAACCGTAAAGCGTATGCCGCTTCACTTCGCCGTTCTCTGTCGTCATATAACCACGCTCATCAGGAACGGCTGCGATTACTTCGCCCTTCTCATCGTCAGCAGTGAAGACATGCTTAACCTCAATACCATCGAGAAAAACAGCGTATCGCTCTACACCGAGATTAATCTTCCTACCGGGATCGTCATCTAATACAGTTAGACGCATATGACCTCTTGTTAGGTTCATTTTTGTGTTCGAAGTGGCATCAAATTGAGACATAACTCCAATAACTTAAACTTTCTTATTTTTTAGTATTGATATTGGCCTTAATGGCTCAATGTTTATTAACTCATCCACAAGAGGTTTAATTATGAGCATCGACTATTTAGACGTCCGTAAGGTTGTTAAGTGTGCAGAACACAAAAAGGCTTTAGATGAAAGAGCAATCAAACTTAAGAAAAACGTTATTGACTCATGTAAAGAATGCTCTTTAACTTCTAACACCTTGATTTTCAATCAAGATGCAGAAAACAGACTAACCCTAGAACTTTCAACATATGGGTTAGAACTCGTTTTCAATGAGAAACTGGTAGTCATCAATGAAGCCCCTCTTTTGAAGTTCGTTGCAACTGACTCAACTGATGAAAATAACAAGGAAGTAATTAGCTTCTTTTTAGGTAAAAATGGATTGGTTTACATTGGGGAGTACAAACCTAATCCATCTTATGATTATGAAGATGTTGGTCTATTTCTCGATATACTTGAAGCTACATTAAAAGCGCTCAAATCTTCCGATAAAATATCCTATTAACCGATGGCAGGCACCTGATACGTGCCTGCTGTAATGCCTGCCATTCAGTCTGCTGGCTGAATATCAAGGTAATACTCTTTGCCCTGCTCGAACAGTTCGAATGCAGCAGGATTCGAGATAACCATCTGCAATTGGCCGCCGGGGGTGTACTTTGACCATGTCTTGTTTTCTTCGGTGTCAGCGGTAACAGGGCTCATGTGAATAGTACGGTGTGAATCGTCATCTGCTTTCTGAATGAAGTGGCAGCGAAATTTAGCGCGAACGGACATGATGTTTCCTCAGTTGTTAAAAAGCCCCGCTATTGCGAGGCTATAGGCTTGTTGTTTGACTCTCTCACCGAGTCGTAAATACGCTCACACGTCATTCCTGCGCGGTAGCGTTCGTCAGCGATTCCAGCATAACGTTTAGCTTCTGCTGCAATATCTCCGAGCATGTCGGCGAGCATTCTGGCGGTGGCGTCGGTTGTTTTGCTTCTGACGGCAGCGGTAAGATTTGCGGTGTGCTTTGCGGCGTCCAGGCGGGCGGCAAGCTTTGTTGCTTCGGTGCGCAGCTGGCTAACAGTGGCAGACAGACCAGCAGCAGTGGCAGCAGATTTTGCGGCTTGTGCTTGTGCATCTTTTACAGCCTCATCACGGGCAATAATGCGCCCTTGTTCAATCATGCGGGCTGCGGTCTGCGCGTTCGCTGTTTGCGATGATTCCGCGCTATCACGCTCTGCCCACTTCTTTTCCCAACCACGGTTACTCCATACGTTTCCCGCGATGAATGCGACGGCCACCAGCAACGAAATGGCAATAAACTGACAGCGCAGACTCACTGGCCTATCCCCCAGCACGCCAGCGCGCTTTCCTGGTCTCGCCTTTCTACCTGCCCGTAGCAGCCGTTTTTCTGGCCTTTGGTCAGGCGACAGTCGCGGCCACCGTCTTTAATCCACCAGCTGATCGCTTCACAGGCGCCTTTACGGTCGCCAGCATTTATTCGTTTATAAAACGTAGACGGGAAACATTTTCCTGGGCCGATGTTATATGGGCAGAAAGATGCGATCCCGGCTTTCTGTGGTTCGGTCAGTGGTACCTTGATATTTTGCTCAACCCACGCCAGCGCCTTGTCGCGTTCGATAGAGTTTACCTGGGCACATTTCTCAGCAGACAGCTTCATGCCCTGAACTACTGGCTTTCCATCAACCATCGTGGCGCCACGACAAATGGTCCATATACCAGAGCCGTCCTTGTACGCTGTTGTGCTGTTACCCTCTTTCTCATCCAGAAACTGATCGAGAATCACGGGCGCGGAAGCCCCCGCAAGAATCAAACCAACGACCGTTGCGCTCAGTTTATTCCTCAGCTTTTGTGGCATAGCCATTGCGACGATCCTCCCGTTCTTTCCAGCGGAAATACCAGTTCACTGCACAGGTAATAACGGTGCATGCGATACCGACAATAATTGCCCAGTCGCTCAGGCTTAACCCTGCAATTCTGTCGGCCAACATCCAGGACACCTCTTTTGCTGTTTTAGCTGTTTCGGCATATGCCTTCGCTGATACACCGCAGCCGGCAAGCGTGGTTCCTGATCCATATGAAAGTCTGCTGTAAATGGTGCTCATTCTGGTCATAGCCTCACCTCCGATTTTTCGGATGGCGCTGTGTGTGATGAAAGGGTCAGGCTTCACGGGCTGGATTTATCAACAAAGCACGTAGTGAGTGATACCCGTGAGCCTGAAATGAAAAAGCCCCGCAGAATTGCGAGGCTTAATATTTGTGGAAGATTAGATCGACGATATGACAGGGGTACTGGTGCAATGCACCTCGCGAATACCCCTGTCGTATCGCCGGAAAGCAAAAACCCCGCGATGGCGGGGTTCTCGTTATATTCAAATTGTTCGCTTTTCGTCGCTGCCATCGTGGCGCAGCTCTGCCAAGCATGAATGGATTATCTAACTTTCTGGGTAGTTTTCAATACCAGACACAAAAAAACAGCACAAAAAAGCAAAAACATTATTCCTCGCTTTCCAAAAGTGCTTTCGCTGACAGGTACACCTTTGCTCTGAAAATCTGTAAACACCACTTCACTCGCTCTCTGGCCTTTTCTTGTGTCAGCCATGGCGCAATCGCCTGCAGTTCCCGGGTTATGTCTGAGATTTTTTTTCGGGTGGTGTAATACTGAAGACCAACAACATAAACCGGATCGTTTATATCCAGCGCCTGCAGTACGCATTGCTCAACAAAATCGACATCGTCACTATGCAGGGCCTCGTCAATTACATTGGCGGGTGACTGGGGCCAGAGAATGCTGTGCGCTCTGTTCATTGCCTGCTGTCCACGGAATCCCTCTTCTCTCGCCTGATTTAAGGCAACATTGAATCGCTCTAGTGCCTTATCTGACCAGTTCCGTCCCTTAAGCACATTCCAGCACGCATGGCCTCGCGGCATACGGGGTGCGGTTTTTCCTCCCACACCCTCACCCCATGTAGTGAGCAGGGATTTAATCCATCCTGACTGGATCCCCGTCAGGAGAATGCATTTACCCAGCCAGCTTTTACGCGGCGCAGCTGCTGCTTTTTCAAATGCTGACTGCTGTAGTCTGCGTTGGCGTGGCGTCATGCTTCTAGCTCCTCAATAATTATTCTCCCGGTTTCTCCCCATGATTTTGATACCCGGACATCCCATATATGAGCATCATCCTCAAACAATGCGTCCAGTAATGACTTGGTAAGGTTATCGACATCGGGCTTTTGTTGGTGAGGTCTGCCGTTTAACTCAGCCCGTTTCTTTTTGCTCCAGCTTGCTGGCATCGGAAGAATGAAGGTGACATGTGAACCACTTTCCGGTAGCTCAACACACTGCAAACGAACTTCATCACAGAAAGCCCGGTAACGCAGAACCTCGGGGCGCTTTTTCCATTTATCTGCACGTGTCATTCTGGGTTTACCAACGGGCGTGATTTTATAATCAGGCATGAGCCGATTCCCCCAGCTCGTAGAGAATCTGCACCAGCAGCTCTGTTTCAGTACCGTAATTATTTTCCCAGGACTGGCGGCCAGCATGAATGGCTATGCCGTGTCCACCCTGACGGTGATGGATTGGGCAAAGAGGAATAACGTTGAAATTGTCAGCGCGCTGGCCAACTCCCTGACCAGTTCGGATGTGATGTATCTCTGCAGGAGTTTCCCCCAGCTTCAGGTTTTTGCAGACAATACAGCCCATCCCGGCTACGCGGGAAAGATGAAGTTTTTCGGCTTTGGTCTTTGATCTGCTCATGCTGCGCCACCAGCACAAACAGCGACACCGCTCACGAAGGAACGGTGTGAATAGGGTAATTCAGTTTTATGCGCCATCACGTTTTCCCGGTTGGCGCAGTGTTACTCAGTGGGCTGTTCAGACCCGTGTTGAGTATAACCCAACTTATCCTGCATCAGAAACAGGAAGACCAGCTTTCTTTCTGGCCTCTTCCAGTGCCCGTAAAGACGTCACAAATTCATCTTTACGTAAGGCGAATCCCCTCACCACGCTCCCCTTCACGAAATAAATCAGAACCGGGCCAGTGTGCTCCGGCAACCCTGGGATTAAATCATCCGGAATTTGCATGAGATGCCCCTTGCAAAGATTCCCACACCTGAATCGACCTGAATTACCTGGCAATAATTGCGCGAGGCGATGCGGAAACTCGATTTAAAAAATGGCAGCAGGAGCTACCAGCTAAGGGGTGTTAGTTAACAAACCACTCGTCTGCACTTTCCCAGGTATCCTGGAGGATTGATTCAATTTTCTTTTTGTCGTCCTTGTCACCGCCAAAAACACTTAACCCATCTGAACCGGCACGGCGGATTGTGAGTCTGCAATTGTCATAGTGATCATTCAGACGCTTAAGCAATTCTTTCTCCAGTGCTGGTACCGCGCCTTTAGGAAGTTCTTTCATGCGATCAATGGTTAATTCAACTTTCATAATGGCCTCCATTGCATATACTGTATTTTTATACAGTATACCTATGCACGAAAATGATCAACGTTTTAAGAGCACAAATTGTTAATTTTCTGTCAGTAGGAAAAAAAGAAAACCCGCCGTAGTGGGTTGAATTAGCAATGTTTTATTACGCCGCTATTTGTTTATGCTGACAAAGCTCCTGTAGGTTAGCCCTAACCAGCGCCTCAGCGAGCTGATGTTTGGGCAGGATTAGCGTAATGGGTAATAGAAACAGCAGAAGGCACGAAAGGCGGTGGTATTCGCCATCTTTAACTGGTTGAATATTGCTCGAATTGTATTTTGCACTTTAACGTTTCCGTTAAAGTGCCGGATGCATGCCACCGTGTGTTCAGGGCGATGGCATGTGTATTATGGATTACGGTTTATCTATTTCCAGGGGGTTAGGGTGAATTCCACTTACATGCCAGAACGCATGCTCTCTATTCAACTGATTTCCCTTTGGTATCAGGAAGCCATACGTCCCAGATTTAAAAGTGGCATGAGCGCAGATTAGACTTTCTCCTTCAAAGCTATACTCAGTCCCTTCAGGGATTAGAGAATCAGTCTTAATCAGGTGAACAGTTCCGTTGATAGGGATCATGTAATGGTGCATTTTAGGCTCCTCGTGTTGTGAAGAGCCTATTATATCAAGTTTGAATCTACGTCATTGAAGTAGCAGGATTTGTTACACCCTGCTCTGAAACTCGGACATTAAGCTGCAATTTCTTTCTGCTGACAAAGCTCCGGTAAATAGCCCGGACCAGCGCTTCAGCGAACGGCGGTGGTACGGCGTTACCACAGCGGGCAACTTGTTTGTCTTTTGCGTACATCTTGCCCCGATAGTCCTGGTCAATGATGTACCACTCAGGGAAGCCCTGAGCACGGTAAAGCTCATGTGGTTGCAGTATTAACAAATAGAAAGTAATTCATAATATATACATAGGATCGTTTGCCGCTCTTGGCCTAGTCTCAATGGCTATACCTACATAGCCGTTCCTCATTGAGCAGCCCGACCACTTATGCCAGTTACTTCCATCCATAGTAAATCGCAAGTTCTGCTCATCCCCTATAAATCTTACCCCCTCAAAAGTCATGTCTAATCGCTCTACAATTATTCCCCTCGGGGGATTCATTTTCAAAACAAGGGCAATCTGACGGGGAGCACTTCTAATGGTTATTCTCGGCCCCTCACAGTCAACATCCCAATTATCTAAATTAACAGACCATTCATTCTCATGGATTCTTAACATCTCCCTTCCTAGTACATCGCAGAATACTCCCGAGAGTAACATTGGAGAGTTTGGTTCAGGAGATGACTGAACAGACAAGATAGGCCTATCATTTACTACTATAAGGTGCTCGCAGTTGTAGAACGTTAATCCACCCAAAACTATTTCCAATGGTTCGCTATGAAAATCAAAAAGCTCATTCGCAAACCCTTGTTGAAGGCACTTAGGATGAGCATTAGCTGAAGCAACCTTTTCAGCGGACAGTCTGCCCCTGGCTCGTTTCTGGTTACATTGAGAACATAACAATGTCATTCCATTAGGGTTGTGTTCGGTAGCATCAGCAAAATCTGGATCGAAGTGCTCGTACTCATAGAATCCGAAGCCACAGATCACGCAGCCAAATCCACATCTTTGCCTGATAACTCGTTTAACCTCTGCAGGCACTTGCCGAGAAAGACCGTGTCGATTCTTTGTTGTCACTTGATTAACTCGATTTTTATTTTCAGGTAGATAACTTATACCCCCTCTTTCTATCCCATAAATAATAAAAAAACCATCGTGATAAGATGGTTTTTCATTCTATGGACAATTCATTCAATGCATTAATTATTTGTTTATTCCGACCCCGCATTCCTCGCTTCAAGCACCCATTCAATCACCTTCACAGCATCAGCCATTGCGTAGCCTAGATTACCGCCGTCGCTTTGTGCTGCTGCTTTGCTGAGTATTTCGCGTATCTGGTGCAGGCGCTCGAGTGATACAGGACCTTGCGCCGGGTGGTTGTTAGTTTTCATGGGTTAGTCCTCTACCTTGTTTCCGCAATGCGGGCAGTAATTGAACTTACGGGCGAATCCAGGATGCGGAACGGCAAAGCGTTTGGTTTTCTCGCTCCAGTCAGCAATTACGATTTCAAAATTTGCGACCGCATTAGCCCAGTCGCCGGAAAGAACTGGCTGCAACCCAATCAGGCCGACAATACAGCGATTACATTTTTCCACTGAATCACTCCCCCTTCACGCCAATGCCAACGGCGGCGAGCGCCTCACGAAATGCACCAACAACTTCACAGGTGTTAAACATGTCATCGTTGATGCTGCCATCGTCGTTACGGTAATCGGCTGGTAATTTAACGGTCACCGTCCGTGTATCCAGTTCTGCTATGCACTTTTCTGCGGCTTCCAGCTCATCCAGCAGCACCAGCACAGTGGCAGGGTTAGCGGCAGCGATGAATTCAGCGTTTCGCTTTGCTGTTTCATCCCATGCCATCAGGTAGTCGTGATCCCATTCGGTGTGGATGCACGCTGCTGTGGAGTTGGTCATATCGAGTAATGACTCGCTACCGACGTAAACCGCGTATGAGTGGTATCCAGACGCTCTGTCTTCACCCTCGCCGTATTCGCCGTCAGTTTCGACAACATCAGACCACCATTCGCCATGGGTGGCTTTTTCTGCTAATTGGCGCAGCGCCTGTTTGTTGAGTGCTGTCATTGGGCTGCCTCCTGCTTAACGAGCGCTAAGCCATCTTTGATAAATGCGTGATACTTCTTGCCAGTTATCGCTGACTCAACCAGAGGAGTTAGGGGAAGTAAGATGCCAATTACCTTCATGAATTCGTCAAAGCCGATTTCGAATTTCTCATAGAGAAGCTCATCAAAATCAAAACCGTCATTGCGCTTTTCGTCGGTGATTCCGTAAATGGCACTCAGTAATTCTTCCACTTCGAAATAATCAATGCTCATAGCGCGGCTCCTTTGCGAAGTTGGGCTGCGTAGTGTTCACTAAGCGCTCCGGCAGCAACAGAGATTAGCGTGTCAAAATCACACACTACTGTTTCACCATCATGCTGTTCGGAGTTAGCGATAACCGTTAAAGCTCGGACTAATGGCGCTGATTCCTGCGCCCGCACTTCAGCCAGGAAAGCATCTGTGGCTGGGGTTCCGATTCGATTAATAATTGCGATCATCCCGGCCCTCAGTGATTCATCTTCAGTTGCGCCATTTTGTGTGGCAACCCCAGATGCCTCGTAACCGTAATCACTCTGTGACAGCCAGTTTTCTGGATTTTTAAGCCCCGCATTCTCCGCCGTCAGCTCCCTGCACTTGCTCTCGGCGTTAGCGAGCTGTACTGCCAGTTCTTCGTAGGTTGGTTTCATGCTGATTTCTCCTGATTAACCTTCTCGACCAGTTCAATCCACTGTGGTGCCAGCTTTTTTTCTGCCTGCACGCGGCTACCGGCTGGACCATCCAAATTCACGCGGTAATGGTCATACGGACATTTCAATCCACCCCATACCCATCCCATATGGTTTGGCTTTAGCGCGTATTCGGGCATATTTCCGCAGGTCGGACAGCGTGGTAACTCAGACTGTTTCATTGCGCCAGCTCCTGCATCAGCGCGCCGTGTTTGCGAATGCTGCGAACGGCTTCACGAAGTTTTTCCAGGTTAGCCAGCTTCGCTTTTGTGCGCCGAATTTCACTTGAGATACCGCGTACCGTTGGGATCAGCAGATCATCAGGACGGCTGACGAAAGCGGGGATTTCCTCAACAATTTCAGTGACAGATTTTTCTGGTACCAGTGGTGTTGATGTTTCCGGTTCCCGTGGTGCAGAGTTTTTGTTTTTCACTAACGCAGTGGCCGGCACCGAATAAACAAACTTGCTGCCTACTTTTTCGCGGATGATCCGCCCTTTTGTCATGTGGTGAGTCAGCATTGGCGCCACACGTTTTGACTCAATACCTGCCAGTGTTGCCAGCTCAAGGGATGTCTGTGGCCCATGTTTCGCCAGTAATGCGATGACGTCGCTGACTGATACACTTGCCAGCGCTTTGCTGACAGAACTGATCGCGTTAGGCTGTGATTTAACTTCCCCGGTGGCAACTTTCCAGTACCCGTTAGCCTGAACAACCTCGTGACGTTCTTCATGCTCACGCAGCATCCCAATCACCGCAGCAGGCTCAATTTTCATGCGCGCCGCAATTTCACGGGCAGTCGCTTTTTCCATCGCTTTCAGTACGTCTAAAATGGTTTTCATAAAATTCTCCAGATTAAATTAAGCCAGCCGCTTTACGGCGTTTGTATTCTTCAAGCAGCTGCTGCGCGGGTGTCGGTCCTGCCGGATGGCGCGGCGCCGCAATCTGTTTTCTTACCGGAGGGATCGGCTTGCCATCCTCCAGGTGTTTTTCCCACTTCACCAGTTGGTCGGCTGCCAGTCTCTCCAGCTCGGGTTGGGTCATTTGTCGCTCAACACCAGTTCGGCGAAGTTCAGTGCAAATCTGGTACAGGACCGGATTACATTTGCGGTCAATGAAATATTCCTCAGTGCTGGCGTAACGGTAAGATTCGTTGCGCCAGTTCCTGTATTCCGCCATAACGTCAGAAACCTTCAGTCCAAGCTTCCCGCCGTCACAGTCAGCCACCAGCGTCACGAACTCAGCCAGGTCAGGTGGCCATGAATTACCCGCCGCACAGCGGGCAACCATCGCGTTACAGACGCTCGTCATCCGGTCGCTGGTCAAATTCCCAATCTGAGCAATCCATAGGTCCGACGGAGCCGATCCGTTTTTGGTTTCCCATCGGCTGGAGTAAATTTCCAGCATGAGAACCCAGAACTTCCACGCCTTCTCCTCGAGCGCGGAGTTGTGCAGCGCGTGCTGCGCGTGCTCGCTGTACAGCTGCGTTTGCTGTGGAGTTTGGATCCAGTCCTGCATGTGAGTTACCTCGCGGTTTAGTGGGTTTGGCCTGTTGCAGGTGGCGGGCAAATTTCTGCTCCCACTGCGACTGGTAAAAAACTTTGCTCTCTGGCTGCCAGTAGGCAATGAAGCTGTTCAGCTCAGCTCTGAGGTTCAGTCCATCCGGGATCGTTATGCCCCAGAATCCAACGCGCTGGCGAAAGTCAGCCGACGGTTTCCAGTCAATGGTCATTGGGACCTTCCCAAATGACTCTCCGGCGGGAAAATTCATACCAGGCTGTCCAGGGTATTCAGGAACCGGGTTGTTATTAACTGGTTCGACCTCTCCCCCTCGCGTGTTATGTGTGGGGTTTAAGTCTTTAGATTCCTCTGAGGGATTCCGTATCCCGTTTTTGGGATCGTTTGACGGAAAAAACGGGATCGTTTCACCGCTTTCAATGCACCCGTTTTTGGGGTCGTTTGGCTTAACCTTCCCGTTTTTGGGTTTCTTTAAAGTATCCCGTTTTTGGTAATGTTCCCGTTTTTGGGTTCGTTCTGCGTCTTCGATGCTTTCCTCAACGCCCACCAGCTTGTAAACGGGGATTTGCTTTGTGCGTCCGCGGCGCTCTCCGGTATCCTGGATAAAACCGTTTTCCACCAAATGCTGCAGGCTGGCCTGGACGGTTTTTTTATCCAGTTCTGTCGCCTCGGCAAGCGCCGCAATTGATGGGTATGTCGTAAAGTCTGCGCCGCACATGTCCGCCATCCAGGTCAGAACTGACTTGGCAGACGATCGACCCGTTTTAGCTTTCTTAGCCCAGCGCATGGCATCAAGACTCATTGCTGCACCTTCTTAAATTTCAAATCAAACTCTCTGCGACTGGTCTCGCAGATGTCCTGATAACCTTCGTATCGGTACATAACCCGAAGATGAGAAACTCTCATTACCGTCACCATGCGTCCGCGTTCGTTGCGGTATTTCATCCCCGGAATCAGTGCAGCGCTGCGATCGACTGTCTCCGCCGGTACTTTGTGCTTCATCGCATTTTTCATGCGGTCTACTAATTCCTGGGCAAGCATGGGAGCCTCCTGTTACGCCGCGTAATAACCTGTCTGCGAGATATGAACCGTCACACCAGCCATCTGCGCCAATGCGTCGATCGCTTCAAGCGTTTCCTTCCGGATCATCGATATCGGACTACCCATCAGCACTGCATTTGTTGCCTCCACACACTCACGGTTGGCAATGGCAACACGACTCTGAATATCACTCCGCTTTTTCTGCTCTGCCCGAATCACAGCCTGAATGGCCGGTACAAGTTCCCGGATTTTGTCGCGCTGCTGCTGCGTCCTGCCCTCAATCCAGCGGTGGTAGATGTTCTGCTGGTTATTCCAGATGCTGCCCACCACCAGCGGAAGACTGCCGCCACCCAGTTGGTGGTACTTTTCCGTGATGGTTGCAGCGGCAGCTGCCTGACCCATCTCTGCTGCCAGCGCCAACAATAGCGTCTGAATACGTTCGTGTTTGATTTCCATTAATCAGAATCCTTCTGAGTTGCCCTGATATTCTGTTTACCAAGGCGTTTGGCCTGGCGGTAACGGTCATAAACGTCTTTGTCGTAGATGAGTGCGCCATTTGAGGCATCAGCGAGACGCTGAGCACAGCGCTCGGGAACAAGTTCTTTCCATTGACTTACAGCAGAGCGGTCGACGCCAGCAGCATGTGCCACTTGAGTGTTTGTGCCGAAGAATTTCACGGCATCAATTTTGTACATTAAGCAACCTCGTTTGTTGAGTTTATTTAACAAGGTTATTTGGTGAGAATTCTTTAGTCAAGAAGAATTAAGATATCTAAACATGAATAGTGAAACTTTAGGCCGTCGAGTATTACGTCGACGCAAAGATGTTGGGTTAACGCAGCGAGATCTTGGAAAAGCTCTCGGGATATCGCACGCCACTATTTCGCTATGGGAAAGTGACAACACAGAGCCTTCAGGTAAGAACCTGCATGCACTTGCTAAGGTGCTCCAGTGCAACCCTACTTGGATTTTGTTTGGTGATGAAGACCAGACTCCTGCAGAACCAGTCTCAATTGAAGAGCAGAGAACTTTAAGCGTTGATGAACAAGAGATGCTTGAGCTCTATCGCTCTTTGCCAGAATCAGAGCAACAAGCTCAAATCCAAAATCTCCGTGCTCGAGTTGAAAACTTCAACCAGCTCTTCGAAGAACTCCTAAAAGCCCGCAAACGAACAGAAAAAAAATAACCTTTTTCAGTAAGTTATCTTCTTACGTCTCTTTTGTTGAGTTTTATCACCAAAAATAACTTGCCAAACTTGGTTAGCAATCTTAACCTTATTCCATCAAGTAACCACACGCAGTGATTACTCAGAATCAAAATGTTCCGCTTACCCTGGCGATACAGGGCCAAAAACAAAAAAGCGCCCTACTGGACGCTTCGCTCTTTAATAATCTGGACATTCTGATCATAGGTAGCTGAGTTAACCAATATTCAGGCGGTACATGGCTCTCCAGTAACTCTTTGAACAAACTGACAAAGAACAATTTTTCCTTCTTCAATTGAATCAAAAAGTTCTGAATGATAAACGCCATCAGTTCGCTTACGAAAAAGATACTCAAATTCTGGTTTGACGCTTCTAGATGTCAGGCGTTTCAAAGTATCCATATCGCAGCGGAATTTGAATTGCTTGCCAGACCTTTGAAGCATGTGCACACCCGTGGATGTATTACCTTTATTTCGAATAAGTGAAACCATGGTCGATGTGCCTTTGCAATTGAATTGGCTGATGATTGACCATCTGATCAATCTACCTCGGATGTCCAGATTATCGCATTCCTGACTGTTGGGGAATAGCAGGATCCACCGCGCCTGATGTGGTTAAAAGCAGGCTAAAGCAATAACAAGTAGTCCCCTGTTCTGGCGGCCCGGTGTTTTCCCGTGTATTTCCGGTAACCGCCAGCCTTTTTCAGGGAATATCAGCCGGTCATGGTAAGTATCTCGCAGGATCCTTACCGGGACTGGAAGAGTTACCACTTGGAGACGGTCCTTTTAAATGTCCTGGACAGTGGCGCTTTGGTAGCGATAACAACCACTCCAGTTGATCCTGGGAGTTATCAGGTCAGTGAGATGCCAGCACTCTCGACGGCAGTGACGGCGGGAAGTAGACCGCTGACGGATCGGAAAGACGAGCAAGCCCAGACGATATCTGAGTGGCTTTAAAAACAGATGGGAGTCGGTGGAATCCCGGCAAATGGGTTTCATGTACCGAATGAACACATGATGACGCGGGGAAAGAACCGTGACAGGAGGGAAGTAGACCCCGCGAACACAACATGCAAGCGCACTCCTTCACTTGCCAGTTATGGGTGACAGGTGTGAAACAGGCGGAGTGCGCTTGCAGATGTGATTAATTGCTGTGTGTGCCGCGTGGTCTTTGCCCATCTCCCACGATGGGCACCTTTTTTACCGGAGGGTTTATGAAAAATTCACAGCCAGTTATACCGGACGGGGATCCTGATGTGGAAAGCTCAGTAAGTAATTTTATCTACCAGTTAAGCGTTCCTGCTTTTCGAGACCGCCCTACTTCTGAACTCGAAGCGCTGTACGAACAACAGAAGGCAGCTCTCGATCACACGGAATCTTTACTCAGGATGGTGCGAGCCAATGGTTAAATTTACCAGCGAAGATATTGCCCAGCGTACAGCTGAAGCTGAATATAAAAAAGCTGTGGCTGATATAACCGGCGTTCAAAAATATAAAGATGAGGCGGTGCTGGATATGTGTTTCATCAAAGTAATGACCAAAATAGTTAATGACCAGAGGGTTAATATTAGCGAGTTTTTACGCTGAATTTTTATTTACCCCCTTCGATAACTTCAAACAATTAAGAGAGTTTTTATTTATGCCTTAACTGGCAGGGCTAACTATATCCATCAATGATGGTCCTGTCGTAGCCAGCCATGCAGGGAGGGTAAATGACACTTGAGTGCTGTCCGTATTGTAAAAAATGGAGTTCTGATGATTCCATGTATAAATCAACAAAAAGAATTCATAAGAGAGTAGAGACTGCTTATTTCTGTAGCCTTGAGCATGCTATCTCCTACAAACAAATTCATGAACCGCGGCGCTGCAATTTAAGCAGAAACTATGTGCGCCATTCACATAAACATTAATGAGGTTGTTATGACTATTGAATTAAATATTTTTTCTGGAATGCTCGAACCTAAAAAGGGTTCGCTTGATAAAAATAAGGACCTTCCCGTTTACGCTGGCGCTGTGAGAGCAAAAAATAAATCCGCGGCACAGGTGATGTTACACGGAATTTTCCTGCAATCCGCGCCTGAACTTGCTGATGATTATTTCAAACCAAAGGTGTGGGAGGATGGCGAAGGCATCCCGCGCCCGGAACTTATGGGGGTATTAACCCCTGATTTTTTCTCTGATGAAATAGTCTGGAATGCTGAAACAGGCAAACCTGAGCGCGTGCTGGTTGAGCCTGAACTTGCCGATGATGGCAATCAGATGAGCGAAGGACAGACTGAAGAAAAAATGACGGCAGTTAAGCCGCTGCCAGCCAACTATCGCGCCGCCAGCCTGGTGCTGTTTGGGCCAGTTGAGGAAATCACAGCGACACAATACGGTCAGATTATGGATCTGGTTAATGATGAAGAGAGTAGTCAGGCCCGCGAACTGATGGAAGCCCTCTCCCGCGAACCTCGTGTGCTTGCACTGCTGCCGGAACGCCAGGAAGAACTGCTGGCGCATCTGCGCGCAACCGTCAAAGAAACAGCGCAATGGACCGATATCAAAAGGCCGATTAATAAATGGCTTGATACTCCGCCAGCAAAGCGCGATGAGAAAAAACCAAGCGTGAGCGAGCTTGCTACCAGGCTGCGCTATCGCACTGCCATGGGCAAATTATCCCGCTCCATGGATTTCGACATCTGCAGTCCTCCAGTAGGCATTGAAATGCGCATCAATACCATGCTGTGCGGTAAAGATGTCGAGATTGATGACTGGTGTGCACCATTTTCACGTACACCGGGTATTCATGACTATCACCCGGCGTCCATCGTGGCCATCATCAAAACCGCTGATGAAAAACTTCATATTTATCCTGGCGAACTGCGCAAATACATCGATAACAGCATTGCTGGTTTTGACTGTGTTAACCCACCTCAAGTGGTCATGGATATCGCCTGCGGCCGTACATCTGCCCCGCTTCCACAAAAAAATGATGGAGCAAAATCTGATGGTAAAACCGAACAGACGTTACAGGACGAAAATTTATCACCAGCAGTCTGCCCGGATCGCGCTGCAGAACTCAACAGAGAACTGGATGCAGCATTTGCCAATAGCACCTCAAATGAGGGAGAAAAAACGGAAGTGACCGGACAGGAAGACGACCGGCCACTTCTGGATGATCATGAAATTGAGATTGCCCACGCGCTGAACGACCTGCTTTCGGGACGTACTGACATTATGGGTAAGGAAGAAGCGGAAGGCGTTGTGGCATGCACCGGTCATATTATCGCTGACATTCTTCCTCTGCTGATCATTGATATTGCTACCACTGAATTTTGTCTGTCACCCAATTTCAGCGACGAAGAAGTTCACGATGTCGCAACGACAATTCTTGATGGCTGGTCTGATGATGCCGCCGTACGTCAGAAAATCGCCCTCGATGCGATCGTGGAATATCGCCGCCCGGAACCGCCAAAAGCCGTGGTGCTGAATCCCCCCGTTGTTACCACTAAGCCGAAAAAGGAACCCGAGCCGGTACAGGCCAATGAATCGGCGTTCCTTGTGTCAGAACCCGCCCTAACCTACCGCCAGCAACTGACGCTTGCAGCCCTGCAGGGGATGTGTGCAAACCCGGCATACCGAGGCGATTTTGACGAATTGCCGCACATGGCAATAGCGCTGGCCGCCGGGGTGATAAGTGCGGAGGAAGGCCAGTGAGCATAGCCAAAGAAGCGATCGCCGTTAGCCGATTCAGTGAGTTTCCGGACACGCTTGTTACTCTCGAGTTATGTCGCGTTTTTGCCCAGAGAGAAAAACGCCGCGTCGGCGAATCATTGCGGGCATGTGCCCGCATATTGCAGAAAAAGGCTCAACATGAACGCTTACGTGAAACTCTGGAAACGATGGGCAAAAGCCAGTTCCCGGAAACACAAATAGCCCGCATCCGCGATTGTATCCGCCGGATGGAAACGGTTCTGGACCGGAGCATGCCGCGTGCGCCTGATAAATCGCAGTAAAAATGATCCTGTTTTCGGTAAGGCATGTGCAACTGCCTTAAAGGCGCATGCTGAAAAGTTCGGAAACCATGGCAAGCAATACACTCAGACCATGTACACCGTACTTATTAACGGAAAAAAAGTAACTGTCGAGGTTATCACCCGCCGACGCAGTTATGTAGCAACTGCAATGACCGGTGTTCGACACCTGCGAAGGCTTCCCGGCATTGCTGATTTTTGACAATCAACCTGCGCTGGCTGTTGCGTGTATCGTAATGGCTGGCTATCGAGGTGAAAGTGAAACTTGTATCACTCGAGCGCTGGGCGGAACTCAGATATGAGGTACCGCCACCAATAGGAACGCTAAGGAAATGGGCGCGAAACGGGAATATATACCCGGCACCAGAAAAGGAAGGCACCCAGTATCGCGTCAGGCCGGATGCGGTTTTTATCCGACCAAATAAATATTGTAAAACGATCAACACAAACCAAAGCAGACACCCGTTAAAAGGGCGATTAGTGGAGAGGATTATCGATGGCGAGGCCGGACAAGTATGACGCTAATTTGCCTAAGAATCTGACCTATCGCAAAGCCAGGAAGTCATATTCCTGGCGCAATCCTGTCGACGGCAAAGAGATATCTCTGGGTAAGATATCCCGCAGGGAAGCGATCGCCCAGGCTATCGAAGCAAATCACTACATCGATAAAAATTACACTCCAATCGCCCTGCTCGAACAACTGAAAGGTACTAACGAATACACCATGTCCAACTGGCTAGATCGGTACGAAATTATTCTGCAGCGACGCAAGCTGGCGACCAATACTTACAAAGTTCGCGCCGGGCAGTTGTCGACCATTAGAGAATACTTTGGCGTAATGATACTGGCCAGCATCACCACTCGCGATGTGGCTGAGTTTATTGAGCGCTGGACGGAGTGCGGCAAAACAACGATGGCAGGAACCATGAGATCGGTACTGTCTGATGTTTTCCGTGAAGCCGTAGTGGAAGGGCGTGTTGATTCCAATCCAGTGGATCCCACTCGGGCACCGAAAATTAAAGTGCTGCGCGAGCGTCTGGAATATGAAATGTTTATGGCCGTTCGCGCTGGCGCAGAGCGCATGCCTGCATGGTTTGGTCTGGCGATGGATCTCGCCCTGGTCACCGGTCAGCGACGTGAGGACGTCGCCCGGATGCGCTTCAGTGACATTAAAGATGACCGACTGTACATCGAACAACAAAAAACCGGGTCCTGCCTGGCTATCCCACTTTCACTGACGTTGAAAGCATCCGGCCTGAGACTGTCGACCGTCATCGATCGCTGCCGGCTTGTCAGTCGATGCGATTTCTTTATAAGCCCCGGGATCAGAAAAAACAGCGAAGACGGAAGCATAAACCTGGATAGTCTGACAAAAGGTTTTGTGAAAGCGAGAAATTTTTCTGGTTTAAAGTTTTCAGAAAATCCACCTTCATTTCATGAAATTCGGAGTCTGGCGGGAAGGATGTATGAGAAGGAATTCGGGAAGGATTTTGCGCAAAAACTGCTGGGGCACAAGTCAGAAAAAATGACTGAGAAGTATCTTGATACGAGAAAAAAAGAGTATGTGCTGATCTAATTTTTCTTCGTAAATGAATTGTGAATGTTAAAAATGGTGTGGTATAACGAATAAAGACCGAATATTTGAATTCGGACAAATTTCGGACATTTTCGGACATGGAGTCCTAAGTAACTGAAATTAAAGCCCGATAAAAAGAGACCGAATACGATTCCTGTATTCGGTCCAGGGAAATGGCTCTTGGGAGAGAGCCGTGCGCTAAAAGTTGGCATTAATGCAGGCTAAGTTACCCTGCCATTTAAGAATAGATGACAGCGCCAGGTTTTCCAGTCCGCGACTAAAGTGGCCGGAAAAAAAGGACGTTTGTTACGCATCCAAACGCAAAAACCGCAAGTTCTCGTGTGAGATCCTTGCGGTTTTTTATTGGAAATCAGAGCGCTACATCTGACAATTAGCAGAGCTTTTCTGCACGCTCCACAAACGGTGCCAGGCTCATTTTTTCGCCCGGTTTCGCCGGATCATCAATCTGGATAATCTCGATCGGCTTTGCCGTGGTTTTTCCGCTCTCCATCTGCTGTCTGGCAACATCATTCAACGGGTATTGCACCAGCGTACTGGGATTGATGACATACAGCGCGTTACCCGGGCGGCAGGTCAGCATCACCTCTTCCCGATTAAACGCCCACTTATCTTTGCCAACCTCAAAACGGCTGACGGTAATGACCTGCGGCGCAGCCAGCGCGGCTCCGGAGCTTGCCAGGAGTAATAAAGAGATAATGATTTTTTTCAT